ATCCATATGGGCGCAATGTCAAACAATCTTTCTGCATCTTTGTCTTTTACAGACCTCACAATGTTTTCTGATTCCTCTAATGTCCAGCCACAATTTTGCAGCCATTTGATTGCCTCTTGAACAGGATTTTGTTCCATAATTACACCTTGCTTAATTTATCAATGATGGTTTGTACTTCAACTAAGAATTTGTCGATCTCTGCTTCCATTTCCGCAATCAATTTTTCATCGCGTTCACAACGTTTGATGAACAAATGATTTTGTGCTGGCAGTCGCGGATCATAACTGACAAAGTCACACCATTGCCGACCTGTAACCCATAACTGCATTTGAATTTGTTTGCGGTATTCAGCCGGTACAACCTCGCTCCACAAATATTCCAAATGCGTTGTTGTGTTCGGACATTTAATTTCAATCAACCCATCATCGCCGACCAACCCATCAGGCGATACGCCAATCCAAGGTTTTGTTTCGTGTTTCCAAAAACCTGTTTTATCAACCAACACTGCGTTAGTTGCTTCGTATGCCATTCTCGCATAGGGTTCTTGTTCATTGCCCCATTCCATCGCGGCATTTTTATACGTTTCTTGTGGCAAGTGCGTCAATCGTTCTGCCACAATTTTAATTTTGTAGGCGCGTCTGGTTGCTGATTCGCCCCCATCCTTGCCCCTGCTCATAACCGCAGCGACATTGCTTGCAGACACATACCCAAGTCGGGCCATCTTCCATTCTTCTGTACCTTGATCTAAAAATCTTGTATCCATTATGCATCCCTAGAATAAACGTAAATCATCAATGCAAGGAACCCAATAACAATCCCTGCACCACACATTGCAGCACCAACAAATGCAATGGACTGCAAAACAATCATGCTTTTTTATTGCCCACTAAAGCAGCACACAGGTTTTGCAATGCCACAGCAAATTCATCTTCGTACTTTTGTTTGGCTATGTCATATTCGCAATCTCGATCATCATAGATGTCATCATACATCGCATCAAGACGCGCCATTTCGTTACGCTCATAACGTTCGGTTTCTTTATCGATCATTGTGATTTCCTATATGTAAGTGTTGCAGGATCAAAGACAGATAGATTGCCGCTTTCCCAAATAACTTGCACCATCCCTGAGTAATAATACCAACAACCTTTAATTGTTGAACCCGATGGCCTTGAAGAAATCACTTGCCTACCTGTTCCGGTTTCGGCGCAACGGAAGGAGTAAAAAAAAATCTTGCCGCCAGCTTCATTGACCGTTTCCATCCATTCCTCTGCATGGCAAACGCTCGAAACCAGAAATAAACATAAGATTAATTTTTTCATGGTGCCACCTGCAATTCTTTTTTGCGCTTATCTTTTTCTGCTTCAAGAATTCGCAACGCTTCTTTGTCGCTTGTTGCGGTTTGATCCTGCATGATTTTCATCCACAATTCTTTTAATGCTTCAATGCTATCTGCTGCGCGAATCTGTTTTGCATAGGGTTCAGTGTCATATTTTGCCGCTTCGCCATCGTCATCAGCCTGATATAGACCGCAAACGGCAGCAAGCGAGTAACGCCGCAAATATGTCATGCTGCTGCCAAACCCTTGTGCATCTTGTTTAGGCATGGCGCATACTGCTGTGTCCTCAATCCATTCGCCGGTTTCATGCAGCAATCGGGTTGTTAAATGCAACCTGCCATCCTCTGATGGCGTAGGCATTTGAATAAACACGATCCCGGCATCATTCAACGCATCTTTAATGGCATCAATGACCGATGGCAAATCAGCGTAGTTGTTTTTAAAGTGCGGATTCTTGGAGTTTTTCGCTGCAAATTTGATGTTGCGTTGTGCCGTAAGTAATGCTGGCGCAATCGCCTTGATTGATTCTGAAGTTTTCACACTTGACCTTTCGTGTAGGTTGTTTGAGCATATGCTCTTAAGTATTATTACAAGGTATGATTGTCATGGCAAGCGAAACTTTGATTTTGGAAGTACCTTTTCCTCCGTCGGTAAATACCTATTGGCAATTCAATGGTAGCCGACGATTTCTTACCAAAAATGCAACGCAGTTTAAAGACAAGGTTCGATCCAAATATTTGTCTGTCAATCACAAAGGATTCGGTAAACAGCGGTTGATGGTGCGCATAGAACTGTACCCACCTGACCGCAGAGTGCGCGACATAGATAACTACGCCAAAAGCCTGATAGATGCTTTATGCCAAGCAAACATCTTTGTTGATGACGAACAAATCGATCTATTGACCATTGTTCGCATGGAACAAAAATCAGGTGGTTGTTGCAAAGTTGCTATTGCCGTTGCTCAAAACGACTAATTTAATGGGGGAGCAAAATGGATAGTCAATTGCTGATAATGTATTATATTGGCATAATGCAGTCACAACACGAAAGGAATTGATGAACTACTACCAGTTTCACATTGGCGATTACGCCAGCCATACGCGCAATCTATCGCCGATGGAAGACCTTGCCTACAGGCGTTTACTTGATGAGTATTACCTGCATGAAAAACCGCTGCTAACAGGGGTTGAAGCAGTCGCACGACAGATTGGTTTGCGTGAATACGTTACCGAAGTTAAGTTCGTGCTTGAATCGTTTTTTAGATTGACCGACCAAGGATGGTCAAACGTTCGCGCTGATGCGGAAATTGCAAAATACAAAAGTTATGGCGAAGCAGGTAAGCGAGGCGCAGCGAAACGATGGGGAGGCCATAGCCCCCCTAATCCACCCCCAATGCAAACCAATAACCATAAACCAATAACCAATAAAAAACATATATACGCCACTCCTGACGGAGTGAGCGAATCTGTGTGGCAAGATTTTGTAATACTACGCAAGAGCAAAAACGCTGCCATCACAGAAACAGCCATGCAAGGTATTATTCGTGAGGCAAAGAAAGCAGGCATTCCGTTGGAAGATGCGATTCGTATGTGTTGTGAACGTGGATGGCGTAGCTTTAAAGCGGATTGGCTTACACAAAAGCAAGATACGAAAGTTGATAAGCAACTAGCAGCAGCACGAACAATCTTTGGTGACGAAAGGATGATTCGCCATGACGGATTCTTACTCGACCAATAGTCTGCCGTTGATGTGGACACAAAAAATATTTGCCACCATGCAAGGCCATTACGGAACTCGGTTTTTGAATATGTGGAAAACCGGACAAGTATTACCCGATGGCACTGATGCTGGCGTGATGAATGCAATGGAAACGTGGGGCCGAAAATTGGCAGGTTACGCGCATAGTCCAGAAACAATTAAGCGAACCTTGGACACGCTGCCTCCTGATCCTCCCACGCTGCCGCAATTCTGCGACATGATGCGTTTGAATTATGTGCCACGAACTGATAAAGCCTTAACACGAACCTTTTCACCGGAGGAAATCGCCATAAACAAAAAGCGAATTGCTGAAATGTTGTCGCAACTAAATCTAAACAAAGGAAAATCAAATGACATGGAACATGGTTGAGTTAGATGTTATCCGTTGGTCTGAAGCTAGAGGCATCATTGCCAACAGTGACAGCAAAACACAATTGCTCAAAGCATTTTCTGAAATGGGGGAACTGGCAGATGCAATTACCAAACGAAATCGTGACGGAATTATTGATGGACTTGGCGACGTTCTTGTATGTCTTATTAATGTTGCTGCTATTGAAGACCTCAATTTAACAACCTGTTTGGAACACGCATATGGTGAAATTAAGGATCGCAAAGGACATCTTAACGCTTCAGGAGTATTTGTTAAGGCATGAAGGACAACGGTATTGCACCTCATGTCAACGACATCAATCAATTGAAGGAGGAATAAAAAAATCAAATAGGTGGCAATGCAAAAACTGTAATGAACGTAGAACCATCAGTATGTACGCCACCAAAGAAACACAAAAACGACAAGAGGAACGAAATGCCAAAAGAGATAAACACGACAAAGGAAAACATTAGTCCGTTTGAAGCGTTAGACCACATACGCGACAACGCTAAACCGTATGCGGCAGCAAAAGCCAATGTAACCTACATGATGGAGTACAGGAAAACATTAAAGGCAATATTGATGCGCGAATGTACGGAAAAGACCGAATCGGCAAAAGAATCTTATGCATATTCACATCCAGATTACATTAAACATTTAGATGGTTTAAAGGAAGCAGTTGCTATTGCCGAACAGCATCGATGGTGGATGGTTGGTGCAGAGGCGAAAATTGAAATCTGGCGAAGTTTGGAATCAACCAACAGAGCAGAAGGGAAACTCACAACATGATTACTTACAAGCATACATTTACGCCAAGCGAACGCGATATATTGGATGTAATAAGCGAATGGCGTTACAAAGAAACATCCAAACATGGCGAAGAAGCATCACAAGATTTGCAACTGTCTGCCTTTGAAAAAACGCGCAGAGGCGTTTATTCGGAATACGTCGCAAGCAAATATCTTAATCTACATTTTAATATTGACTGCACTTACCGCGATGATTTTGGTGCTGACCTTGTAACAAGGGGAGGCGTAACCATCGATGTGAAATGTACTCATCATGAAAGCGGAGGCATTTCGGCAGTGCCTTGGAGTGGCAACAAAGAAGCAGATATTTTTGTTGGTTGTTATGCGCCGCTAGATTTGTCCTATGTCGAATTGTTTGGATACGTCAAACGCGAAAACCTAATAACAGCTTCGCGTGTTCAACAAACCAAACAAGGCAATCGAGAGTATTATTTTATTCCGCGCAACGAAGTAATAGGGTTCAATGAACAAAGACACTAAACGATTGTATGGTCGCATTGCTGCGCTTGGTTGCATTCTTTGTCGCCAACTAGGTTATAAGGATACGCCATGCGAGATTCATCATATACGCAGGTACGGCATGAAGCGTGACAACGCGCCAGCAATCGGGTTGTGTCCTGAACACCACAGAGGCAACACTGGTGTGCATGGTCTTGGCAAAAAATCTTTTGCTAAGATTTACGGTTTGAGCGAGGAAAATTTGCTTGAACTTACCAACAAACTATTGGAGGATAACGAATGAGATTTAAAGTAGTCGGCAAGGAAAATCTGGTAGTACCAGATGTCTTTTCAGCCGAACATAAAATGAATCCGCTTGATAATTTTAAGTGGACTGCGGGAGCCAACGTGCAAGCGATTTGGCGTAAACATGGATGGATACCACCAACGGAGTATAGAAATGATTTCCTTTTTAAAGATAATCGAGAAGCACTTTCTAACACTTGAAGAAATTGTATTGCTAATCTATTACCTAGCAGTAACAATTTTCTGTTTAACTTTGGTTTACCTTATATATTCATAATTACGCAAGCATATCGGAAGCATATCCTTTGACTTCAGCAACGCGATTTAACCATCCTCTGCCGAATGTTTCAAAGGTTTTCAGACTTTTGTAATATGCTTCCTTTGCATCGCTGAACTGTTCTATCAATTCTTGTGGATCAGTTTCAGCGATTGCTTTTAATGTAATCCTGCCTATCACGCCATCAGCGGTAACGCCCAATGCTTCCTGCATAATCTTAATGGCGCGACCCGGACCAGCGTTAACCGCAAAATCGAACATCAGGTAATCCAAACCTGATGGCAGTTCATCGCCTTTAACCGCATCCCAATACTTCTTGCGATAGATTGGCGCAACATCGTCGGCAGTTAATTGCCGCATTTTTTCTTGCGTAACACGCTTGCCAATGTACGATTCGTAGGTTGCTTGCGTTACACCAAGCATCGTTGAACCTGCGCGACCATCTGGCAGTTTGTTACCAGGATCGCGAGGATCGTTTGTAAAACCACCTTCAGATTTCAAAAGATGTTTCAATGCCGCATCGAAGTTTTCTTTCATTTGTTTCGCCTCATGTCCATGATTTTTTCTAGTGTACGACCACCAAAATAAAAAGACATTACTAACATTCCCCATTGCCCAAGCAATTCGACAAACGAATCAGCAATGTCAACAGCGGCAGCATCTATCAGTGCTAACACCAAGTAAGCAACAAGAATATAAATCAACGTTAATGGTCTGATGTTTTTTGACAGCCATGAATCGCTTGCCATGTCTGCCTGTAGGCGTTGCGTCAGATTGTTTTGCTCAGTCTTAAACAAATCTGTTTCGTTTGCCATTTTCGCAAGTTCGCCATCTTGCGCCATCTTCGCAAGTTCTAATTGCGCTTTTGCTTTTTGCTCTGGATCAGGAATCAGCTTGTCAATTAGTTTGCCGCCAATGTTTAGCAATGCTTCCAATGCAAACATAGTGCCTCCGTTATTTGTCTTGTTTCTGGTCTAACCTGTCAAAAACCTTTTCTAGCATATTTTCTAGCTTATCAAACCGCGCATTAATTTCTGCTTGCTTGACGTATGTACTTGGCAAATGAACCTCAATATTATGCAAATCAGTTTGCAATTCTTTTATTGCTTCCCATAAAGTACGCGCAAACCATCCAGCAATACCGATTGCTGTAGCCATTGCAAAATTGATGAATGATTGAATGTCCATTTCATTGCTCAATTAATTTTTCCAAAGGTTTAAAGTAACGTTGCTAATGTCAGTTCCGCTAAATGGAGAATTTACACGAACACCAACAGCACGACCTGTATCTAATACTTGGCTGGTTGTAAAATTCATTGTGCTACCAGATAGCGATGCAGTGATAGATGCTTCAACAGAATTGTCAGGAAAAAATACTGACGTTGTTGCTGTTGCTTGCGTTGCAAATTGTGCAGTGTATTGTGTTAATGGTCTAGTTCTTACTCTGTATGCTCGAATAATTTGCCCACTGTTAAAAAACGCAAACATTCGCATTCCATCAGGACTAAAATCACACGCTTGCGCAGCAACAACGCCTAAAGATGGAAAATTAATTGCTCCAGATGAGGCGTCACAATTAAAATCTATACTTACAGAAGCAAGATTATTTGCAGTAGCTAATGATTGTGTTTGTGTGTAAACATTACTAACGAAAAGAAAATTGCCTCCCGGCGTTAATGTTGGTGGTGCAGAGCCAACATTTGTTACGCCACTTGAAACAACAACAGGTGTCCCCATTGTTGAAGTATCATATGGCGTAGATAAATTCATATATTGCAATTGATATACGCCACCTGTAGATAAAGTTAGAAAATAAAATTGTGTTCCAGTTTCATTGAAACGACCACCATAAACGTTAGAAAAATTGCTTGTTCCAAGATAATCTTTTCTTCTTAAATATACAGACGTTCCCATTTGATATGGAACAGACAAAGTAAATTCAAATACAGAAAGAAAATTATTTGTTCCATTAACACCGTTTATCCACATTCTTGTACCAGTAGAATTAAATTCAATTCCTGCACATCCTGTAAAAGAGATGCCGCCGGTTATGGAAGCAGTAATAGTTAAAATATTAAACAAAGATGCAGTTGTTAAATTCCAAGGCGTTGATAAGTTGTATTGATAAATAACATTACTTCCAGTGTTTATTACATATAATGAACTTCCATCGGGTCGAAATCTAATTGCATTGGCTTGCAATGGCAAACCCAATGAATTATTAGTAACGCCTGAAGCAAAAATGTATTGAGTTATTGCGCCGTTAATTTGTCTTCCCGGTAAACCGTTAGCAGAACCTTGTGTAACCGTTGTCGTTGTAACTGTATTGTTGTTATTCAATCGCAATGGATTGCCAGCAGCTAACAAGTTCGTACCATTTGCGCCAAATACGACTTGCGATGTTGTACCAGAAATAAAATCTTGCTCGGTTGTCGTCAGGTTAACTTGACCGGGAGCCGCTTCCATATCAACAAAAACTCTTGGTGCTTGATAATATGCTCTTATGGGCGCAGCACTTAAACCAAAACTACTGATATTGACGTTATATTTTGTGTTGATATTTGTAATGTATGTGCCAAGACCAAATGAAGATGTTCCTATCAAACAAGAAAAATTTGTTCCAGTGTTGTCAATTAATAAGCCAAGTCCAGAAGTTGCACCAAATGTAGGAAAATCGCCTTGTGGAACCGAAAAATTAGTTCCGATTTGAGTTAAATTTGAATTTGTTGGGTTCCAAGGTATAGTGCAAGCATATGCTTGTACTTGTATTGTAGGACTTGTTATACCGTTAGTTCTTATAACTAATAAGGTTTTCCCATCAGGCGTAAAATCAAAATTTGCATAACCTGTAGTTCCATTAGCAAATGTATTAGATGTATATAAAAAAGACTGGTTTGCAGCAATTGAACCTATAACATTAGGCGTTGGTATTTGCCAAACTCGTATTGTATTTTGACCGGTAGTATTTCCAGCAGCACCATTAGACATTGCCACCAAAAAATTGCCATCTGGACTAATTCTTACTTGTCTTGGCGAAAGTGTTTGGTTTCCTGTTGATATAGTGTTTCTGCCTCCTGCCGTTGTTATATCCCACGCAATGCCCAAGCTGTAATAAACTAAATTACTAGAATTAAGCATTGACACCATTGTTAAACCATCTGATGTAAATGCGATGCCACCAGACGCACCGCTAAAACTTGAATAAGTTCTTCCATTTAATACTGCCGTTGTAATATTAAATGGTGTAGATAAATCAAATTCTAGTAATGTTCCACTTGTATTTACTCGCCATAACTTTGTTCCATCTGGTTTAAAATAATATCCATTAGCAAACGCACCTTGCGCTGTTAATGTTGATGTTATGCTTCCGGTAGAAAAACCAGCGTTTAAAGTTGGTGTTGGAAACAATCCTGCTGTTGTTGTTACAACGCCAGCAGTGCCGCTTGTCAATGTTGTTCCGTTTGTACTTAACAATAACGTTTGACCTGATTGCAACATATATCCGTCATACGTTGACAATGAAGTTGTTGTTGTCGCGGAAGTGTTAATAGCAAATTGTCTTGATGCGCCGGTTAGCTGCACCTGATACGCTGCCCAATCGGTTTCGCCGACACCTTGTTCAAATGTTACGCTATTCCAGTTTGCATTATTTTTTGTGGCGTACATTTTATAAACTCCATCCGTCATTCAATGTATTGAAGGCAAAGTCAGTAATCGATATTGATGTATCGCTGACCAACGGAATATCATTAACCGTAACACTTGCGGTTCCAAACAAACTGGATGATCCAGCTGATACCGCTTGTACGTTAATGTAATGTACTGTGTTTGACGTTACTAGCGGCAATGTCCACAGGATTGTGCTACCGGATTGGCTATATGTTCCACCAGTAACCGCAATGATATAGGCATACGCAGCATTATAGTTGTTGATGCTTACCGTAATGGTCACGCCTTCATTGCCTGACGTTGGTGCTGTTAACGTAGGCGTTGCTAGTGGTCCAGATATATCTTGCCATGACGCTGTTGTGCCATCGGTTTTTAAATACTTTCCTGCATTGCCTGTTTGTGATGGTAATCCACCAGTTGATTCAATCGTAATTGAACCTGCACCATTAGTAATAGTTATGCCGCTACCAGCAGTTAGACTTGCGTTTTTCCATACGCCTGTTACGGCATCATAAATTAATGTATTGCCGTTAACAGGACTGTTAATTAATACGTTGTGCAGTTCGTCTAGTTCCCATCCGTTGCTTATGTGTACAAAGATTTCTCCGCTGGATGCGTTAACTTTAATAATCCAGCCAAGAAAAACTAGATGCGCTGGTGCTTCCGGTTTCGTTGTTGTAAATTCACCTGCGGTTTGAGATAGCCAAATAGGATTGCCAGCAGTAAATGCACTGGTATCTATGCCGCGAACTAGACCAAACGTAGTGACAAAACCTTCTGCGCCGTTGGCTATTGCTTCAGTCGTAATACCTAATGTTGCTGCACTGTATGGTTCGCTGTCGGCATCAGCTAATACAACGGATGGTCGCTGTCCTTGCGCACCACTGACCGCTACGACCTTGCCTTTTGCAATCGTCGCGCCACTACCGTTGTAAACTTTTGCAACGTTTTCTTGACCTAGTTGCAGCGAAACATCGGTATCAAGTACCACATATGGCGTACCATCGCCAGTATCCCATGCCATTGATCCAATAGCAGTCGGGGCATTAGATGGAGTAGTATTAAATTCGATCCCATTGACGCTCCCTAAAGTTCCATCGTCGTTAATCGTGACGGTAGAATTTTGAATTAGCTTGCCTGTGGTTCCATCGTACCGACTGATTGCATTGTCAGTTGCGGAGGCAGGTCCAACAACATCACCGGAGCCACCACCACCACTGCCAATTTCAACAATGGATGCGGTTCCATTGTCTTTTTTGATAAACATCTTGCCATCAAAAGTATTGATAGCAATTTCA